CAGCCGAAGGTGCCGAAGGCACGAGCGAAGCGTCTCAAAGCTCTTAAAACAACAGCGGGAAAGACCCCCAAAAAGGCACCGTGCTATATACTCTACTTGATGTATATAGCACCACTCGTTGAAAACTGTTACAGTTCACTCCTCCGATTTTGACCTTCGAGGAAAAGAAATGTATTCAATTAAACGAGCACTCCGTGAACACTTCGAAATGTTAGAAGAAATGGAAAAACATCCAGAACGGTTTATACTAACCGACGAACACGGCTGGCAAAGGAAAACAGACATATGCGACGTTCCAAACTCCGCAAGAAAAAAAGCAGGCGACTCTTCACCCGTACCGCCATGCGAACACAACGAAAAAACGTTAAACGACCCCGCGTTATGCGAGGCGGCTACCGGCTATAAAAGATCATGACCTGTACCTCTCCCGCAGAGGCATGGGTCACTAACTCAGGTCTTACATTCAAACGCATACGAGGGCATTACTCAGAGTCAATGCCACCGATTCATATACCCTGCAGAAATTGCGTGTCCTGCAGGATCGACCGAACCCGAGAGTGGACCACTCGAATAATTCATGAGGCCCAACTACATGAAGACAATATGTTCGTCACTCTTACTTATGACGATCTCCACCTTCCTAGAGATAAATCACTACACCATTCCCACTTTCAGGAATGGGTTCAAAAATTAAGAAATTACGCCAGGTATTCAGAAGGACGAAAAGTCCGTTACTACATGTGTGGAGAATACGGCGAAAAACTAGGAAGACCTCACTACCACGCCATAATCTTCAACTACCGATACCCAGACCTCAGAACCTTCGGAAAAAATGTACTAGGCTCCGAAAAATGTCTTAAACAATGGGGTCGAGGATATGTACAGATCGGAAACGTATCACCTCAATCAGCCGCCTATGTCGCTGGATATATTCAGAAAAAAGTAACCGGCGAACGAGCCGAAGAACACTACAGATACATAGACCATGAAACCGGCGAAACCTGGATGTTAAAGCCGGAATACAACCAGATGTCTCAAGGCATAGGGAAAGAATGGTTTCAAAAATACGGGATGACCGACTTCGGTACAGACCCCGAAAACCTCATATGCCACATCGAAGGAAAACCTTATCCGATACCAGGCTATTACCTCAGACTCTTGAAAACTTCAGAACCAGAGCAATATGAAGCAATCATGCAACACAGAAAACAACACGCTAAAAAGAATCAAGTAGAACGGTCAGAACTTGACCGAAAAAACGAAGCAATGAAACGTACTCAAAACAAGAGAGGAAAACTATGAAATACCAGATCTATGCAGTCTACGACATGGCAACCGAATACTTTATGTCTCCCTTCTTCGTTAAAACCGAAAAAGAAGCAATCCGCGGATTCTCAGACGCGGCTCTCGATGACAACACCCCCATCGGAAAGCACCCGGGCGACTACCACCTCTACCGCCTTGGCGAATACACAGATCATAACGGAGACTTGAGAAAACAGACCCCAGAAGTCATAATCTCTGCAATCGAAGTCGCCACCCCATCACGCCAAAAAGAGTAAACAATGTCAAAGCTTCCCTCGGTAACGTCTCATACATTCTCCGAAGTCCCGAAAGCCATGATCTCCCGGTCTTCATTCGACCGGTCACACGGCTACAAAACAACGCTCGATGCGAGCTACCTTATTCCGATCTTCGTAGACGAGGCGTTACCCGGGGACACCTTTAACCTCAACATGACTGGCTTTGCCCGACTGGCAACACCCATCAAGCCGATCATGGATAACATCTACATGGAAACCTTCTTCTTTGCAGTACCGAACCGGCTCCTGTGGACTGGCTGGGAAGCCTTTATGGGCAACCAAGCCTCACTTGATCCACCCGGCAACGATTACGAACTTCCAACAATGACACTACCGCCGGCCGTACCCCAGGCACGAGAACAGTCAATATACGACTACATGGGTCTTCCCATTAACTCCGATTCAAGCGTCGTATTCTCAGCCCTGCCGCTTAGGGCATACAGCCTTATTTACAATGAGTGGTTCCGAGATCAGAACCTCTGCCCAGAAGTACCCGTATTTACGGGAAACACTGGCGACGATGGAGAAGACATAACTCAATACGAACTACTCAAACGCGGAAAGCGTCACGACTACTTCACCTCAGCACTGCCATGGGAACAAAAAGGCGAAGCCGTAACTATTCCAACCTTGGGATCCGCACCAGTCGTTACATCAGGTCAACCGATTAAGTTCGCATCATCAGCAGGTGGTGACGGCGTAAACATAAGCACGGACGCATCAAATAACGTGCAAGCGGCGATAGGCGGCGCCCAGAGTTTCGTTTACGGAGCAGCTTCAACGGGTTACGAAGCAGACTTGACAGCGGCAACCACCACGACAATCAACGATCTTCGTGTAGCCTTCCAGCTCCAGAAAATGCTCGAACGCGACGCACGCGGCGGCACTCGCTACACAGAAGTCATTCACGCTCACTTTGGCGTAACCTCTCCGGATGCTAGGCTCCAGCGTCCCGAGTACCTTGGCGGCGGTCGTACAAGGGTGAATATCAATCCCGTACAACAGACCTCCGAATCCGCAACGTCTCCACAGGGCAACCTTGCGGCCTACGGAACCGCCTCTCTTATGAACCACGGGTTCACTAAATCCTTCACGGAACACTGCACCCTTATCGGACTAGTAAACATTCGTGCTGACCTCACTTATCAGGAAGGCCTCGACCGTATGTGGATACGGCGCGGCCGATACGACTTCTTCTGGCCGGCCTTCCAACACGTGGGCGAACAAGCTGTATGGGCAGACGAAATCTACGCATCCTCCAGCAACGACGCCGAACCCGTTTTCGGCTACCAAGAACGCTACGCAGAATACCGCTATAAGCCGTCTAAAATTACAGGCAAGTTCCGCAGTAACGCGCCGGACTCACTTGACGTATGGCACCTATCTCAGGACTTTGCTACAACGCCGAAACTCAATCAGGACTTCATCGAAGAAGACGTCCCGCTCGACCGAGTGATCGCAATCCCATCCGAGCCTCACTTCCTTTTTGACGGATACTTCAAACTCCGTTGCGCACGACCGATGCCGCTTTACGGCGTACCCGGCAACATAGATAGGTTCTAAACATGTGGCCCGCAATCATATCCGCAGGCGCGTCCCTCCTCGGGGGCGCCCTGGCATCCAAGGGATCAAAGGACCGAAATAAAAAACAGATAGCCCTTGCCCGTGAACAAATGCGTTTTCAGGAACGCATGTCAAACACTGCCGTAGAAAGACGAATGGCAGACCTAAAAACAAGCGGAATCAATCCTATACTGGCAGGACAATTATCAGCATCTTCCCCCGCTGGGGCGATGCCACAGATAGAAAACGAACTACAGCCAGCAGTAAACTCCGCAATATCAGCGGCACAAACATCCGCTCAAATGAGAAACCTTGCGGCGCAAACAAAACAGACTAGCGCCCAAGCAAAAATCACTAACCTCACGGCAAAAAGGCTTACACAAAAACCACATCTTATTGACGCTCAATATGGCCCAGTCGGAGGCGTGGAATCAGTAGTAGATGCCGCAAACTCAGCGGCTTCAAAAGTCTACGACAAAATTGCCCCCGAACTGAGCAATGCAATAGATTCAGCAGTCGAAACGGCAACAAACGCACAAAACAAAGACTTCAAATCGTATGTCGCCGAGATGATCCAACTCTCTCGCGGAAAGAAAGCGCCAAGGCGCCAAGACGATGAACCATACATAATCTGGAAAGACGATGGTAAAAAAATCAGAGAATAAACACTACGTCCGAAAATGGTACGACCGAGAACGCCTGTTCTCAAAAAATGAGAAACCATCGATGACCGAACAGTCGCACTATCTCAACTGCGACCTTCACGTCATCATGAACCGCTACGCAAAAACCGGCGAACTCCCCTCAGGAATGCACCGAGGCGAAGGCCAGTACATGGACGCACCGGACCAGGAACAAGACTTCCAGTACACCCAGAACAAACTCGCCGAACTCCGCTCGATGTACTACGAGCTACCCTTACCCGTTCAGCAACAATACGGCGACCCCTTAGACTACGCCAGAGCAGTTCTAAGCCAACTAGAAGCTCAACAAGGGCAAGACCAGCCCGAAGAAGAAACATCCCCTCCTGCAGACACTGAGGCGCCAGCCGAAGGTGCCGAAGGCACGAGCGAAGCGTCTCAAAGCTCTTAAAACAACACCGGGAAAGACCCCCAAAAAGGCACCGTGCTATATACTCTACTTGATGTATATAG